AAATTAAGGATAAAATATATAAAAATGCCGATAATAAATGTGTCAAGTATAGATCGGTAGCAACTAAATGTAATTCGAATCATAAAATTGTTCCGTTTGACGATTAACAAACAATAAATAGCAATCAATCAATAATAGACAATAAACAATAAATAGTAATCAATAAATAAACAATAAATAATATTTAATTATTCATGTTTGCGTAATTATTATAATCAATCATTCTTTATAATAATTATGAGCGAATCAACCAGTATTTTAGACTTACCTATTGACCCAGTTGGTGGCGGCGGAATTAGCAATAACATATCTTTAAATGCAAACGAAAAAGCGTCGATTCAAACGCAACAATCAAATCAACAACAAAATGGTAATTTAGGGGTTTCTTTAGATCAAATAACTATAAATCAAATAGTTAGTGGACTTCAGCAGGCTAGCATTAATGGCAGTACCCAATTGCCCTCTAGAGATATACCAATGACAACAACGGCGCACCTGACAGATTCCCAAGTACAACCAAATTATGTACCACCATCTCAACCAAATTCTGACTATATTAAAAATTATGAACAATCACCTGATATTGTGAATGATTACAATAAAAAATATCAGCAACAAAGTTCATTAGATGATATGTATAATGAAATACAAGTTCCTTTGTTATTAGCCGTTTTATATTTTTTATTTCAATTGCCATTTTTCAGAAAATTCTTATTTAGTTATTTCCCTATTCTTTTTTCAAATGATGGTAATTTGAATATTAATGGTTTTCTATTTACGAGTGTATTGTTTAGTTTATTATTTTATTCTCTCAATAAACTCACGAACCATTTTTCGGTATTTTAGAATATTTTTATTTTGGTGTTAGTTCTTTTTTTTAAGTTTTAGAGTTTTCTAAGAGTTTTAGGGTTTTCTTTTAGTTTTTACGTTTTATTATAAATTTGTAAATAAAAATTTATAATAATTAAATGATTAATGATTATGTAATAAAACTAATTGATAACTTGCCCGACGATATTAAAAATGTGAAAGAACCATCGGCAATTGATTTAGTATTGGATGGTGGTGTGTTTAATGGAAGTTATTTAGTTGGCGCCTTATATTTTTTAAAAGAAATGGAAAAAAGAAAATACATTAAAATTGAGAGAATATCTGGGTGTAGCATTGGCTCTGTAGTTGCTTTTTTATATTTTATTGATAGATTAGACCTAATGTCTGATTTATATGAAAATGTAAATAAAGATTTTAAAAAAACTTATAAACTTCAAATCGTTAAAGACCTAAAAATTCATTTAGGGAAACATATACCCGTTGACATATGTAAAAAAGTAAATAAAAAACTTTTTATTAGTTATAATAACGTACTTAAAAGAAAAAAGGTTGTTAAATCCACTTATAAAAATGTAGACGATATTATAAATTCTATTATTCATTCTTGTTTTCTTCCATTTATAATTGATGGAACTTTGTTACATAAAAATAAATACATTGATGGATTAAATCCTTATATTTTTGATAAGGAAAAAAATAAACAAATATTACATTTGGATTTATATGGATACGACAAACTGGGATATTTACTAAACGTTAAAAATGAAAAAACGAATTTTCACAGAATCCTCTCTGGATTATTAGATATACATTCATTCTTCATAAAAAAATCTAATACGTCTATGTGTAGTTATGTTAAAAACTGGAGATCATTAGACATTTGTTTTAACAAATTTAAAACTTTAGTGGAAATGTTTATTATTTATTTAGTTTACATTATAATTATTTTAAAAAAATATATATCCGATGATTTGAAAGATACCTTTTTATATAAATTATTTTCAAAAATACTTTATGACGTTTACGTTACACTATTGGAAAATTATTGTTTCTAATTTTTAGTTTTTTATAATTTTTCGTTTTTATAAGTTTAAATTATTTAGTATTAATATTTTTTTATTAAAATGGACAATATTGATATTACTAGTTCAGAGTTTTCATTAGGTGGTTTTCCTGATTTAAAAAATATTATGTCGTCTGATACAAATAGCAATAATAGTGAACCTCTCGATTATACAATGTATATGTATATAGGAATTGCTATTTTAGCAATTGTTGGTGGTTATTTTATCTACAAATTTTATTTCAGTAAATCACGACATGTTCATTTTAATGAAGCAGAAATGGATTGCCCTGCCGGGTTTTGCACAATGGGTCAAGAAGAATAATTAAAGAATTGTAACATTCGCAAAAAATAATAAATGGTGGTTTATTATTTTTATTAGTATAACGCATATTAGTATAGCCATTTTTTATTTTTCCTGCTTTTGTTATCATATGGGTTTACAACTCTTTTTTTTATTGTTTTTTTCTTGGGTTTTTTCTCTTTATTTTTATATGTTTTAATCTCTTTAGTAGGTGTATTTTTAATATCATCTGGTTTATAATTTAAGAACCATTCTTCTAATTCTTTTTTATTACCACTTTGTTTTAACTCTTTATATTTAGCAGCCTTTTCTGCTTTCATTTCTTCTATGGAGTCTTGGTGTCCATAACATATAATACTAAATCGTTGTAAAAGTCCCTTCTGCTGTAATCTATTTTTTTGTTGAACGTCAAAAAGGAATTTGGACATACATAATATTCTATCTATAAACTGATTATAATAATCTTTATCGGCATATAAAAATGCCAAATATAGACTTAACATAGTATCAATTGTTGCTATTTTTAATTTTTTCCCTTTTGATATTAAAACGTTATAACTATGACAACCGATTGGTTTATAAGCAAATAAGACAGAGTCTTTTCCTATTTTAACCTCATAATGCTCAGGAACAATTTCTCCCACTGCGTCTTGCTTTATTATTTTAATATTTTTTATTCCCTTATCGATTAATCGTTCTTTAACTATTTCGGCGGTTGTTTCAGGGTCATTTGACAAAACATCAAAATCCGCATAATGTTCTAATTTTTGTCTTTGTTGGTGTGGCATGTATTGGGAATAAAGCGCATTTGCAAATCCGCCAAAAAACACAACCCCTTGATTTATTAATGCTTTTTCGACTGTTTCATAAATTATTTCTTGATTTTCGACATTTGCCATTTTACGTTGAAAATCAACGTTATTGCAATTTACGTCCGTTATTTGATAATTTTTATTTAATAACAATAATCTTTTAAGAACCTTCTCCCATCTACTTATATCACCTGCAGGTCTAGACAATTCCAGATACATCGACATTCTTAAAAAATTTGGTGGCGCATATAAAACCCCATCAACCCTTAAAGAGTCTTTTTTTAAGGCATTGAAAATGCCCTTGGGTATATATGTTATGTCTGCCACTGCAATATAGTTAACAAAAACCTTATAGGTGCCGTGATGCTGACCTGATTTTGCTTCTACATCCGTAAAGCCTTTTTTAAAATAAATGTCGGCTAATTCCTTTGCGTCCTTTAAAGCGTCAAAAGAAAAAAAATCGTAATCAGGAATTTCTACGTCTTTATTGTAAAACTGGTCTTCTTCCGGTAGTATACTGTTAATGGCGGTTCCACCATAGCATATAAGGTTTTTCCTTTTAATGAAATCCTCGACAATATTTATAATGTTTTGAACGTCTGGAGAATTTACGGAACGTTTACCCATTTTTTCACCCGCTTTATCAACAGCCATACGTAAAATAGTTAATTCGCATTCTGCAAAAGATAAATTTTTACACACATTTTTATTTTTATCTTTGGACATTCTTATAATATGTAAACAAAATTATATTTTTGGTTACATAAGTTTTTAACTAAATCGCGTAAATAAATTTGTCGTTATATCTAAAATTTAAAATTATAATAATCCGTAGAAGCGGTTCGCGTAGCATATGAATATTCTGGATTTGGTGGTTTTGGATCTGGAATGGTAACGGGTTGATAACGTAAATCAATCGGTTTTAAACAAAACGCATAACCACATTCATCAAAAAAGGAAGCATTTTCCTCTAAAAAATTGTCTACCATTTGATAACGCATAGCAACCATTTGGCAACCGTATGTTCTACATAACAGTCCACTTGGGTTCGCCGGGTCAATTCCGTTATCAGGCATTACTATTGTCATTGCTTTTTTATTAAAATCTGTTAATTCTTGAACGTCTTGATTATTCTTAATGTTATAATAATCGCAACCTCTCATAAATACAGAGTTACTAGTTAAATTAACATACTCTAAAAAGTCCTCATTTTGTAAAAAGGCATTATTCGTTTTATCAACAATTAAAATTATTTTATTCTTAAATGTTAATAAAGGAATGCTTCCTAAATTTTCTCCAGAATTTTCGTACTATATTGTGGTCCAAGCATTAGATTATCATATGACTTAAATATCTCTGCTAGTTTAGTGTACATATCTTGATTATTACTCTTAATTCTTAAATGAATTATGAGCGGGTCTGTTGGATTAGGACACGTGCCATTAGCAAACGCATTATTCGCAATTGTATCCATTACATTTCCGAAATTTACGGAATTAAATGTTTCCTTAACATAATAATTTTTATCAGTGCTTGTAGCAACGACAGGCTTATTGTCGATAGAATAAATTTCAAAGTCTACACATCTTACCCCTTGTTTTAGAACTGATTTTAAATTACAAATATCTACAAAACTGTTTTTATATGAACCGCCACTACAAGCATTATAAGCAGTTTTAATGTAGTAATCATATAGGTTTCCGGAAAAGTCCGCATTATTTGAATTAATGGAACTGATATTTCCGTTAACATTAGAATATAGATTACTCATAAAATCACATTCATTATTTTGTAATTTGCTTAGGTAAATCATATAACCTATAAAAATGATAAGTATTATTAAAATGAATGCTATAATAAGATACGTTTGAAATGATTCATCCATATTTTGTATTGTGCTTAAATAATCGGTTGTTGGTGTTGACATTAATCTAATATATTATATTATTTTTAATTTTTAATTTTTATTTTGAAAGAAGAAATTGAAAAACAATTTGAAAAACAAATTAAGAGAATTTGAATTATATTATGATGAAATAAAGAATTAAAAAATAAGTATATTATATACTAATTATGGCCGGTGGACTAATGAATCTTGTCGCTGTTGGGCAACAAAATATAATATTAAATGGTAATCCCAGTAAGACTTTTTGGAAGTCAACTTATAAAAAATACACAAATTTTGGAAAGCAAAATTTTAGACTGGATTTCGAGGGCACCCCATCATTAGGTCTCACAACAGAATCTACATTTGTATTCAAGGTAAAGAGATATTCAGATCTTCTTATGGACTGCTACATATCTATCAATTTGCCGACTATTTGGAGTCCCATTATCCCTCCGCAAGCAGTGACACAACCTGACGGTTCAACTGCATACACCGATTGGGCACCATATGAATTCCAGTGGATTGAGAATATTGGCGCTCAAATTATAAGTAATATTACTATTACGTGCGGGAATCAACAACTACAAAAATATTCGGGACAATATCTTTTATCATCAGTACAGAGAGATTTTAACGGAACAAAATTGTATTTATTTAATCAAATGATTGGTCAAACGGTTGAATTAAATGATCCCGCAAATTATGGAGCACGCGTAAACTCTTATCCGAACGCATATTATACTACAAGTCCCGCTGGTGCTCAACCATCTATAATGGGACGCACTTTATATATCCCTCTTGGCGCATGGTTTAATTTAGTTACGCAACAGGCTTTTCCCTTGGTTGCGCTTCAATACAATGAATTACAAATAAGCGTTACATTTAGACCGATAAATGAATGGTTTACCATTCGCGACGTAATGGATTATACAAATAATTATCCAGTGGTAGCACCCAATTTTAATCAAAATTATATGCAGTTTTATAGATTTTTACAAACACCGCCAGATGAGAAATTAGGTCCCACCTCTTATGTAGATACTAGAACCAACTGGAATGCGGATATTAATTTAAATTGCACTTATTGTTTTCTATCAAACGACGAAGCCGAAATTTTCGCTAAAAACGAGCAAAGGTATATGTTTCGACAAATATACGAGAAACCATATTACAATGTTACTGGACCCAATAAGATTGATTTAGATTCTATTGGTATGGTTATCAGTTGGATGTTTTATTTCCAAAGAAGCGACGTAAATTTACGTAACCAATGGTCGAATTATACCAATTGGCCATATAATTATATGCCTCAAGACATTACTCCTGCTACAACTGCGGGGGATTTTCCGAATCCAGCGCCAGCACCACCAAATCCTCCAACATTAGGTCCAGGATTAAACCCAGATGGAACCCTAAGTGGTCTTTATACAACTGGAATATATAACCCACAAAACATTCAATATATTTTAGTAGCATTAGGAATATTAATGGACGGGCAATATAGAGAGAACATATTACCCGCGGGCGTTTATAATTTTATAGAAAAATTTGTGCGAACGTCTGGTAGCGCACCTTCTGGCTTGTATTGTTATAATTTTTGCTTAGATACTGACCAAAAATCGACACAACCTTCAGGTGCTATGAATATGAGTCGTTTCACAAATATTCAGTTTGAGTTTACGACTATTATACCTCCAGTGGACCCATATGCCCAAGTGCTTACTATTTGTGACCCAACGACGGGGGATATTGTTGGTATTAATAAACCGACATGGCGAATTTATGATTATAACTTTAATATGTATTTAATGGAAGAAAGAGTAAATTGTGTAATGTTTGTTGGTGGCAATGCCGGGTTATTGTATGCTACATAAATATAATAGATAAATATATTACATAAATATTATGAAAAACGTATTTTGTTCAGTGTGCTTTTATCAATAAATGTAGACAATAAATTATATATTTGTTTAAAAATAAAGGACCCCTCATAAATAAAGCATACGTCTAATTTATCGTTAAACGTGGTTTTCAAAACATTCGATATTTCGAAAATAAATTCTTTGTTTTTGTCTATTTCTAATAATGTTAATTTTTTAATATTTGCGTGAACAGTAAAAGTCTCAAAACTTTTCAAAACGGTTTGTATAATGTAAATTAAATAATTGAATATTTGTGATTTTTCTATAAATACATTTACGTGTTTAAAATATTCATAATTTATTGATATTTCATTGTTCGCTTTAACGTGACAAAATTGATGCAATAGTTCTTTCAATTGTTCTTCTGTTATTTTTTTTTCTAAATTAGGTAAATTTGTGTTCATTATATTATTTAAATTAAGGTGTTTAATTTATTTTTTTAAAGTAAATTTATTAATTAATTTGAAACAGATGTTATTATTTTCTTCTAAATAATAAAATCTATAAATCTATAAAATCGTAAAGGTTTTTTACTTTAATGGAGCGTTTGAAGCGTAAGGTCCATCATCAATAAATTGACCTGTTAAAGAATATCTTACAGGATAATTCGACATAAATTGAAGTCCTGAAGGTGGTTTATACCTTTTATCGAAAAGAGATTCTTCTTCATTAAATTCATCTTGCCAATCATTTACACCAAAATTAGGCATAGCAGGTTTAGAATACATATTTGAAGTTATAATTTTTTCGTGTGTTCCATAACCGGTTGTTAAAGATGAATAATTAGGAGTAACCCCAACAGTTAGTTTACCGGCATCATCATTACCCGGAACAAAATTTCCGTCTCTCGTTTTTTGTGAAGATTTAGAAGGTTGGCAACCGGGGCAATCTATATCGGCAAAGCATTGTTGTCCAGTAACAGAACATCTAGCGGTCGGTCCGCAAAAATTGGAACAACTACTTGTAGAATTTAATGGTAAATCTACTGAATGACTTGTAGAAGAAGAATTCATTTGATTATTATTCGCATTAGTATTAGTATTATTAGTATTATTTCCAGATGTAAAACATTCCACAATATATTTATTTTTTGTTAAATATTCTATCCACTTAAATATTAATATAAATAAAATTAAACAACCGACTATTAAAAATGTAATTTTATATTGTTTTAAGTTTATGACCATATAATATAAAATAATATTAAAAATAATTATAAAATATATCCTTTAGTAAATAAAAATATACCAAAAATTTTATATCTTTTTATTATAAGTAATGTCAGACACAAGTGATACTTCTACTATTGATGACAAACAAAACGAAAAAAAAAACGAGGGTTCTAATGATTTATATGTAAGTGCCAAGAGTTTTATTATATCTGTAATCGTTTTGGTTTTTGCTATCTTGGTTTATTTTACGACAAGTGGTGTATTATTATACGCATGTAAAGTAGCGCAATCAAATATAATGCCAACAGATATAAATGCTTATCCATATACAGAAACAAAACCCGTCATTAAAGAAATAGAAACAAATGTATTTGTGACAGACACTGACCTGGGACAAGTATCTGAGAAAATAACATTCCCTTATGATAAATATAATTCTTCAAACGCAATTTTAGATATGTTGCACAAGTATAAAAATAACCCAAATGCTAATTTTTTTACAAGTTATATATTTTCAATCTTAGAATCGTTAATTAATTCAAATTATAGTATTTTAAATTACGTTTTTAACACCTTAAACGAAACATTTTCTGAACCTTTAATCGTATTTTTAGCACCTATATTATTTTTTATAATATTGCCATTTATATTTTTATATAATCTGTTTTATTTACTATACTTATGGTTATACAATATGAAATGGTTCTTTAAAACAAACACGAATGAAACAGAAACCGGAAACCCTGTATTTGATGATGTAACTGTTTTTTCTCCTATCAAGTATGGAATTGCCGTATGGTTAGTAATAATATGGTTGTTTGTTTTGCTTGTTGTTGGGTTACCTCTTTCATTTGTTTTTGCATTTATATCATTAATATGGAGTTTATTTTCAAGTTACGCATATAAAGGGACAATGAATGGTAAGTCTATAGGTTCTTTGGCAATAGTAAAAGACGTATTTAAATATTATAAAATACCAATTATGAGTATTTTTAGTATATATGTGACATTTTTGGCATTTACAAAGTTAGGAACCGTTCCCGGTATATTCTCGATAATAACATTAGCACTAATTTATTTTGGAATTATAGGAATAGATATGTTTAAACCGATAAATGAAGAAAAATTATCCCCCGTAGTAAGTTATGAACAAGCGGCAAAAACAGATGTTAAACCTTTACCAAAACAAAAAAACGGTTTTTTATCTAGTTTAATTTTTGGCAATCAATCTGGTGGAAGTTTAACCAGAGAATTAAAAAATATAAGTAAAATAAGTAAACATATTTTAATAAAAAAAACTTAAAACATAAGTGTGTATTATAAATTATATAAATGGGAAAAGATAAGAAAAAACAGCCAAAATATCCAACGGTAACTTTATGTACACCAACATTCAATCGAAGACCTTTTATTCCGATGATGTTAAAATGTTATGAACACCAAACGTATCCAAAAGACAAAATAGAATGGTTGATTGTTGATGACGGAACAGATAAGATAGAAGATTTAGTCACACATATACCCCAAGTTAAATACTTCAAATATGATACAAAGATGACACTAGGACAAAAAAGAAATTTACTGAATGACAAAGCCACAGGAGATATAATTATTTTTATTGATGATGATGATTATTATCCACCAGAAAGAATTAGTCACGCAGTTAAAACATTAACAAACTCTAAGGCTTTATGTGCCGGTTCTAGTGCGATGTTTATTTATTTCAAGCATATAAATAAAATGTATTTATTCGGGCCTTATGGTCCAAATCACGCTACAGCGGCAACATTTGCTTTTAAACGTGAATTATTGGCAACTACAAGGTTTGACGAAAAATCTTCTGTTGCGGAAGAGCGCAAATTTTTAAAGGATTATACGATTCCTTTTGTTCAACTAGAAGCAAAGAAAACGATTGTTGTTTTTTCACATAATCATAATTCATTTGATAAAAAGGAGTTACTTAAACAAATGCCGAACCCTAATATACATGATACGCCAGTACTTCCGTCTGATTTAGTTAAAGAAACGGATATTTTAAAATTTTTTATGGAAGACATAGAAAAAATATTAGAAACATATGAACCAGGACAACCTAAAAATAAACCAGACGTTACAAAACAGTTAATAGAACTAAAAGTAGAGAGGGAGAAACAAATGGTTGAACATATGAAAACGCAGCAAGAACAGCAAGAAGCGATAAATATGATGAACCTGATGAGTACTAACCCACAAGTATTATATCAACATTTTAATGAGCAAAAACAAATAATTCAAAACCTCTCAACGGAGAATTCAAAACTAAATGAAAAAATAATTTATTTAGAAAATAAAATGAGACAACTTATTACTGCTCAAATAGAAAAACGCAAAGAAGAAAAATCAAATGTATAGTTTAACATATAACAACATATAACAACATATAACAACATATAACTATTTCTAACTATAAATACAGTCAAAAATGGTTTAAAGAGATATTGACAAATAAGAATATTATATAGAAATGTATTTCGGCGACCTTTACGACCCAAATGAGAAAAACGATATTGCTATTGTAAATGATGAACATAAAGCGATGATTGGAGAGACCAAAAGTATGGATATTGGTTATAATACTATTACAAGACAAATTATTCGAGCAGATGGTAGAAGAAAAAATGTTAAAATTGACTTATATTCTTCAAACGGAACTGGTAAATGTATTAGAGATGCTGAAACCGGCGTCTACTATAAAAATTTAGTAGGTTCTAAGGATGAAGACCTTTTTTTCAAAGTTTCGCTTGCTACTGGTGAGTGTAACAGCAAAAACGGTTCAAGCACATTTTTCTACATTAGTCCAACACATTATATGTCACATATGAATTGTCAAGTAAGTCCAGAAATAATTCAAAATTGGGAGGGAAAAAGAAACGCTCGTTTGAATGAAGTAAAGAATCAATCAATACCAAGATTGGCAAAGACAGTTATAAATTAAATATGTTCCAAATAAATTAACCAATTACTTTATAATGTTATAATTAGTACTATAAAAATTAAATACTAATTATAAAACAGTAAAAATAATTTATAACGATTCTTCAAATGCTTCTTCATCGTACTCCTCTTCTGCTTCTTTATCTGTGGTACCCGTCGCATTTTCTTTAATGTATTTTTCAATATACCTATAAACGCGATTGATATCTAATTTACCTATTTCATAATTTTCAAGCAAACTAATAACATCATTATCATCTCTTTTATTTTTGATATCAATGAAAAACCCGAATAAGTCTTTCTTATCTAGACCCAATTTTTGACATAATTTTTGTATAAAAAGTGAGTTATTGTATTCTGTAGAATATTTTGTTAGCACTTTAGTAAATCGAATTTCCCCAGCATTTTGTTGTTTTTTTGGAAAATACTCGTGATACATTTTATTGTTTTTAAATGTTTTAATTAATGAACTCATCTCATTGAATTGCCATATTTGTTTTTGAAACGTTATTCTATCTATATAATCAGCAAAACAAAAATTGTCCGTTTGATTTATGTAAAATGGTATTGATTCTTTTTTATCAAATTTCTCAATAACGTCAATTATATTTTCATGCCACAATAGACCAACACTCGTTCTGTCCGTTTCATTCATTACGTTATTATGCTCACCCATAGTATAATAATTATTAATCAGTTTGTTGGTTATTTTTTTTGTGTCATCACTATATGATTTTATCTGTAATATATTTTCTATGGCTTCGCTATTGAATAATTCTGGTTTATTCTTATTTAATGTAATTACACTATTTAGTTTTCTTAAATCACCTTGAACATAATTATTGATTTTATTTTTTGTGTTTTGGTCGACCAATGGAATCATTAAATTAATTATGATTGAAATTTCTTCTTGCGTGGGAGTTTTAAGTTCAACAGAATTACACACTTTCATTAATTCTTTAATTTTTTTATCAACTCTATAGTTTCCAATACATATAATAGGATTTATTGTCGCTTCCTCTAATTTCTGTTTTTTTGTTTTTTTAGGTCGAATTAATTTTATTAAAGTATTAATTCCTCCTTTATCACCGTTATTCATTCCATCAATTTCATCCATGATAATCGCTATTTTTCTAACCTTTTTATTAAATAAACTCATAATATTTTTATCTGACATATTATGCTTTGTAATTTCTTCAATTACATTCGTGTTTCGTATGTCACCTGCGTCATATTTAATAATATCATAGTCCAATTCTTTTAAAATATTTGTAACAAAAGTAGTTTTACCTGTTCCAGGGTCACCGTAAATGTATATACCTTTTTTAAAAAGATTATTATTTTTATTGGCTTCAAAATTATATAATATTTCTTTTATATTTTGTGCTTTGTCGTTCCTATTAAGAAATTTATTTATATTTAAGTCTTCCATTTTATATATTTAATAACGTTCTTTTTATGTAGATTTTTTACAAATCCAAGTTTATAAAATACTACTTATTAGAAGTATTTTATAAAAATGTGTTCATATTTTCATTATCATTATGTATATGATTTAATTTCCATTTTTGTAAAATTATACTGTTGTTTGGCATGGATTACTAACGCCATAAGTGACACCATCCCAACTTATTCCGCATTTAGTTGCCCAGTTGTATTTATTACAACTTCCTTGACTACCTACAAACTGTGGATCATTAAAATTCATAACTAAATGTTTTTGGCCAGATGTTTTTGGACATGTTCCTAAATCTTTTACATTTATACATTTAGCATTATTTCCAGAACCATCAATTGTCCAATAATCTGGGCATGCTGGAACCATAGGTGGCCATTGTTCATTCTTAGTGTATGTCAATGTTGTTCCAATAATAACTAAAGTAATAATCAGTATTATAATAGCAGCGTAAAGAACTATTTTTTGAAATCCTTCCATATAAATTAAATATATATTTTTTTCTATTTGAGTAATATAAATGAATAAAACAACAAATGGACGTATAGACATTAAAACACCAAACACTTCAGCTTTATTTCAAATGTATGATAAAATCCCTGCTAATCAATGTGTTACATTTAGGAATGCTACAGAAGGTTTATGGAGTCAAACGCCTTTATCTCAAGCATTCTTTTCTCAACAAAATATCCAAATAATACAAAACGGAATTCGTGCTGGTGTTTATAATAGGTCAAATGGTCAATACGTGATTGGTCCACAAGATTGTGATTCTTTAAAAATAGTTATGAGAAGTGTGTTTTTACAATATTCAGCGAATCAACCAAATAATTACCAGCAACAAATCACTCAACTAAATAAAGTTGTTTTAGAATATTGCATTCAACAGGTATACAGTGAAGCGCAAGGTTACATGAAATATGTAGATGATGCTAGCACATTAGTTGTTCCACTAGCACACCCTGTAATGACAAGCAATAACGATAGACAACTTGAATTGAAACCATGGTTTTAAAAAAAAATAAATTATTTACAAATTTTTATATTTTAGTTTTTACTTATTTTCTTTATTAAATTTGTAGATGTATAAAATTTTTATTCCTCAATAACCATATTTACATTCTTTTTCACCACTTTTTTTGTTACTTTTGTAACTGTCTTCTTCTTTGTCGTCTTAACATCTCCTTGTTGAGCCAGCGCTCTTTCTTTTTGATATTCTTTATATTCATTTTCAAGAATATCCAATTCTGTTAACCACATTTGCTGAATCGTTGTGTTTTTGATACGCTCTAATTCAGTGCTTTTACTTCTATGCTCTGCCAC